ACACACATGAAAATAGTTATTATTTAGACGCTTAGGGTCCATATTTCCTCGTGGCCTTTCAAACTCAGTATCACAGTTATCACATCTGAGTAAAACAAACGTCTTATCGCGTGTGTAGGGGTGTGTATGACCCAATTTAGACTGTCTTTCGTGCCTGGTTTGCACAATAAATTCTTTAATGAACATACATATACTTAGTTACATTCGGATTATAAAACTATTCGATAAATATATTAAACAGGAGTATTGATGTTCGTATTGACCATAACAGAATCTGCTAAAAGCAAAGTAAATGAATTATGTAATGCACAGCCAGACACGTTTGCTGTACATTTAGGCTTAAAAGGTGGTGGCTGCGCAGGGTTTGAATACGAATGGGATATGATCGAAAAGGATAAAGTTGGAACTCACGACGAAATAATCAACACAGGCAACGGTAACTTAGTAGTAAACGCAGAAAGTTTAATGTACTTGTTTGGTAGTGAGATAGATTATTCTAGAGACGTATTTCAAACACAGTTTGTTATTAACAATCCTAACGCTCAAAGTGCATGCGGTTGCGGAGTAAGTGTTAATTTTAACAACAACATAGAAGACAATATACAAATTTTGGAGCTAAAATAAGATGGCAAGACAAGAAGTAGATATCGGCATTGAAGGTAATGACGGAACCGGTGATAGTATTAGAGAGTCGTTTCGTAAGGTAAACGAAAACTTTCAAGAGATATATGCAGTAGTAGGTAAAGGTGGACAAATTACCTTTACATTACTTGCTGACACACCCGACGATTTAACACCGTTTAAAGGCGATGGCGTAGATGCGTATTTGCCAACAGTATCACAAGATGGCACAGAGATTGAAATCAGAAAGTTAGGCTCCGATAGTGATGAAAATCCTACAGCTATTGATACAATTAGTATAAGTGTTTCTGAAACTGGTAAAATAATACTAAAACTAAATGCTATTTCATTAGAGTCTGATCCGGAACCAACACTAGGTGGACCACTGAATGCTGCTGGTGTTGCTATTGGTAACTTAGGCACAACTAATACTGATGTTACAAATTTTAACAATATACACGGTACAAGTTTAACACAAGATGATCTAGCAATTGATAAAAAGTTTGCTGATAAAAATTATATCCCTAGACAAGACCCAGGCGAAACAATTAATGTACCTGCAGAATTAACAGAAGCTACGTCATACACAAAAATAGTTGATTCTATTCAAACTATACAAATTAATGATATAGGATACGTTGGTAGTGTACAAATTTCATCACACGGTTTATCACGTGGTTCAGATGGTTCTGCATATGTATTCAATACAGCAGGCACAGGGCTTAATTGGTCAAAAGAAGATCCTGTAACAGGTAACACAATTAGTAGTATAGATACTGATGCAAATGGATTGTTAATTTACTCACCAATACAAAATGGTGATACAGTTTACATTGGTGTACTAGATTCAAACAACATAGGATTCTTTGAAACAGCAGAAGACGCTCAGATAGAGGATTTAACAGAAAGAAACAACAGACGTTATAAATTAACAACAACTGATAGTGCGTCACTAAGCATTACTGATGCAGGATATGATGCAGATTTAGAAGGCTTTTTCCTAAGTCATCAAGTAGTACCACGTGATTCTGTTACACGTAGACAAGGTGACACAATGGAAGGACCATTAACACTACATGATCATCCAGGTGATCTTGCTGGTGCTGGTACTCCAAACGGCCTTGCAGACTTACAGGCAGTATCAAAATTATATGTTGACAGCCAGTCAACTGAATCAAGTGCAAACATTTTTGTAAGCACAGTTGGTAGCGATGATCAGAGTGTTGCACCTCCAGGTAAGGAAGGTAGTTCACTAGCATATGCATACAGAACAATTGGTGCGGCTGCACGTAAGGCAGAGCAAATACAAATTGCGTCACCATTTGAACCTGGTCCGTATATGCAAGACATTTTCACTTCACGTGTTGTAAGTGAAGGTGAACCACCAACAATTGAACTTTCACAAGTAACACAAACAGGTTTTGCTGTAGGTGCAGGACTAGGTGCTAGAGGCAATGCTAAAACACTTGTTGAAGCAAACTTAAACTATATTGTTGCTGAAGTAATTGCATGGAAAGATGCACAGATTGCAGGCAAACTAAGTTCAACAGTAGGCGCAACAACTGTAAACTGGACCAACAGAGTTGTTGGAGATAGAGCATTAGAATTAGATCTACGTAAAGGTATTACAGCAGCATTATTAGATCACGTTGCTGGTACACTTGCACAAAGCCTTAGTGTAAGAGTTGGTGTTGAATTTTACAACGACGAATATACTAGATCACAAGCAGGTTTATTAAGAGACACTTATGCACATTTATTAGAAAGAGCAAGAACAGTTACAGCAAGTGTAGTTACTAACACACCATTTAGTTCGTTACAATCAATTTACACACAAGAACAAATTACATATGGTAGTAACCAACCATCTAGTGACGAAGCAGGTAACATTACAGATAACCTAGCTATACAAAGAGACATTGTTACTAGCGGAGTATTTACAGCACCTGTAGCAAAAACAGGTAATAGATATGAATTGTTCTTTAGCAACTCAGTTAACGGTGTTACACAAGGTAAAGTAGACCAAGGTGATCCACAAAACAGAGACTTACGAGTAGGTAAAGTCATTAGAGGTAAAACAAGTGGTGCTATTGGTAAAATTATTAGATACTTCCCAGGTAATGATAACGTAAATAATCCTGGATCATTAGACGACTTAGCAGAACTAGAACTGTTATCAGCACAAGAGTTTACAACAGGTGAACAAATTGAAATGGGTAACATTGTCAACAATAGACAAATTACTGTTAGAATTGAAACTGGACAATACTTTGAAGACTATCCAATCAAAGTTCCTGCTAACGTATCATTAGTTGGTGACGAATTTAGACGAGTTATTATTAGACCAAAAGCAGAAGTTTCACAGTCTCCATGGTCAACAACATATTTTTATAGAGACAAAGCATTTGACGGCTTAACTGGTGGTAATGATAGCATTACTGGCGAAGGTGATCCTAACTTACCAACAGACGGTGAAGCATACGTTAATCCATTGTCAGGCGAAACAGATGGGTACTTTGGTAGACACTATCTTTACAATCCAAACAAAAGCAAAAACGTCGACGACGGTGGCGCACTGGCAATTACTAATCCGGGTCAATATAACGATGCGGCTGTATTAATTGAAAAGAACAAAGACTTTATTATTGCTGAGAATATTGCATACTTAGACTATGCAAAAGCTCAAAGTAATGCTGGCGATGCAAACTTTGCAGATTACGCTGGCGTTGTATGGAGTAACGCAGCAAAAGATAGATATAGAAGAACAGTTGGTAGTTTAATTGACGCTATTGCAAATGACTTACGTACAGGCGGAAGCACTAACACATTACACATACAAGGTAGTATATTCTTTGATGGCATAAACTTTGCAAATGAAGCAACACCAAGATATCAAAGTATTATTGCTGCAGGCGATGTAATACAAAGTGTTGTTATTAACAGTGCTTACAACAATTCATTATATGCAGCATACAAAGGTGCAGATCATCCTGATCAATATATAAATGCTAACTTGACAGGTGGCACAAGTATAGCAGGTAATGGTAACTTAATATATGACTTATTTGAATTGCTTAAATGGGGTAATGACAGCACACCAAACGATGACTGGAACCCTGCTAAACGTTCAACAGCACTAGATGCGTTCTTAATGAACGATGCAACAATCCTACGTAATATGACTGTACAAGGTCATGGAGGATTTATGTGTGTGCTTGATCCAACAGGACAAATCCTTACTAAATCACCATACATACAAACAGGTTCAAGTTTTTCACAATCACTAAACAGACAAGCGTTTAGAGGTGGTATGCTAGTTGATGCTTTCTGTGCTAATACTCCAATAAAAGTAACTGCTGTTCAAGGAAACGGCTTTGAACTTTTAGTTACAGCAGAACCAGGAAGCGGTTTAGCAATTAGAAAACCACAAACACCTGCACCATTCTATATTAACGGTATTAGATACCAAGTAAATGACATTGTTGATTACAACGATGGTGGATTACTTGCACCAACAGCAACACTTATACTTGACTCAACATCAGGACCAGTAAGTGACGTAGATCCAGATGTAACTGTAGGTTGGGACACAGTTGAACTTCCGATACCAGCAGGCGGCTACCCTGTTACACTACAAACAGCAGGTAACAGATCGCAACTTGGTAACGACTTTACACAGGTTAATGACTTAGGGTACGGACTTGTTACTATCAACGGTGGTTTAAGTGAAATGGTTAGTATGTTTACATACTACTGTCACACAGCATACTATGCAGGTAACGGTGGTCAAATTAGATCACTAAATGGTTCAAACGCAAACGGTGTATACGGTCTTGTTGCACAAGGTTCAGATCCAAACGAAGTACCAGATGATGTTGTTCTAAAAGACGACATGATGCAGAGTGCTAAAACATTCTCTGCAATTACAGTACTTGAATTGAATCAAAACATAACTGTAGCCGCAGGCGATACTATTGCTAATGCAGCTTCAACTCCAAGTGCTAGTGGTGCGTCAGTGTTTGCATCCGTAGGTAAGAAACTTTACTTAGACGGAACAAGCGGCAGTTTCACTACAGGTGCTAGTATATTTGTTAACAACGCAGACAGTGGTGCAGATGTAACAGATGTCGACACAACGGGTTATACTAACCTTGAAACACAGTTAAGTATGCACGTATACGACTTAGAACATATTCCAAGCAACAAAGGTGAACTTGATTATTATCACGATGATGGCGTAACTCCAACAAACAGAATTGCACGTTACGAAGTAGCCAACATTCAAAAGGTAGATGGTATTTTAGTTGATGGTTATACTATTGACAACACAGAATACACATTTACACCTGTTGCAAGAACAACAAACGCAAATGGTATTATTGGTAACAATGAATCAGAGCCAGTAAGCGAAACAACTGAAGCCGTTATTGTTATAAGCAAAGCAAACAAAAATGGCGGTATATATGGCGTAAGTGTATTTGGTACTGAAAGAGGCGATCATTACAAAATAGGTGATACGTTTAGTATTCCTGGTACACAATTAGGTGGTACTAGTCCAGCTAACGATGCAACTGTTACAATAACACAAATTAACAGAAGTGCAGCCAACATAGACAACGGTATACAAACTGGTAGTATTAGAAGAATGACTATCAGTGGTAGTATTAATAGTATTGCAGGATTTACTCCAGAGAGAGATGGCCAGGTTTATAAATTAAACTTTAGTACATCAAATGATCAGTTTGATAATGATGGCTTACTTGCAGATATTCCAATTAATAAGCCAGTTGATATTAGGAACAACCAAACACACTTGTTTAGAGATATTGAAAGTGTAGGAAGTTTAACAATTCGTCCTAGTACGGCTGTTAACTTTGATGACGATCCAATTGATACTTATAGATCAATTAGTTTTGGTGTTAACAATAGTGCAGGTGCATTATTAGAAGATGACGAATCGCTAACAGGATTTGATGCTACATACGACTACGTTGGATTATTAGTTGACGACACATATATTCAAACAGCTGGTACAACTGTAAACCCTACGGTAAGTTCAACAACACTAGGTAATACACAAGGCGATACAACTCTTGCTATCAGCGTACTTACTCAACTTAAAGATATTTGGAGATTGAATAACAACTTTGACACTGATCCACAGTTCCAAAGTATTCCTGCAGACGATACAGGTAGAGACTTTACTATCACTTATGAATTACCTAAGGTAATATCATGGAGAGGTAAGAAGCACATTGTATATAACTATAGAGAAGTTAAAATTGAAACTGGTGTTCATAATGTAAAAACTACATTTAGTGAAGACCACACATATGCTCTTGTTGATCTAAAAGAAGTAAGCGAAGTAAAACTTACTTTAAATGATAAAGCAAGTTGGGAAAGAGATGTATTCTTCAACCTAGCACAAAGACAAGTTATTGTTAGACAGGTTGGTAATACTAGTGCAAACGGTAAAGTTAAAGTAAAACAAGTTAACGAACAAGTGCTTGATTTATATGACTGGTCAGGTGTTGCATTTAACACAACAGGTGCTCTTGAAATAAGTGTAGATGCAGGCGCAACTTATACAACAATGACTGACCTTGCAACAGGCCTAGTAAACATTGTTCCAACACTAGTTGAAGTTAAAGACACAAACGTAACAGCCGTTGCAACAGGTGTATCACAACCAGTTACACAGGGCTTTAATTCCCCAATTACTCTTAGAGCAGGTTTACAAGATGGTGCTCCTGCTAAGATTACTATACAAATTAGTACATGTAGAGCAACAGGACATGACTTCTTAGACATTGGTACAGGGTCATTTAACCAAACAAACTATCCAAACGTTATTTTAGGTTTCCCTGCAAGAGAAGCAGATCAAGCAAACGAAATACAAGAACGTCAAAAAGGTAGAGTGTTCTTTGTAAGTACAGACCAAGACGGTTTCTTCCGTGTAGGTAGATTCTTTACAGTTGACCAAGGTACAGGTACAGTTACGTTTGCGGCAAGTATTGCATTGTCAGATGTAGACGGTATTGGATTCAAACGTGGTGTTGTTGTTACTGAGTTCTCAACAGACAGTGCAATGAGTGACAATGCTAATGATACTGTTCCAGTTGAAAGTGCTGTTAGAGGATATGTAAACAGACGTTTAGGTTATGATCAACAAGGTGTAGAAGTTAGTAACCCATTAGGACCAAGTGTTATTACACAGAATGGTGCTAAAGCATTTACTGGTGATCAAAGCATGGGGCAGAATAACTTAACTGATCTTGCTCCAGTTGATTTACTATTAACATCAGGATCAACCGCTGTAAACAAAGACTATGTAGACAGTAGATCAGAAGGTGTTAAGAAAGCAAAAACACTAAGAGACGTTGAAATTAGTACTGGTGATGCAAACCAAGTGTTAGGTTTGACAGGTACATATTCCTTATACTTAGATGCTAATGCTGGTAACGCAGGTGCATTTGTACCAGGTAAGGTTCTTACTAATAGTGCCGCAACAAATAACTTTGGTACTGTTACAGGTACATATGACTTTTATGATAACGGTCTTGGAGATGTAGTTGTAGTTTACTTTACCAAAGGACCAGACATTGCTAGTCTTACAGAATATAATTTAAACATAGGTGCTGGAACTATTAGCGGACTAAAAGCTGGTGCTCCAGATGTTTATTCTAAAGCAAGTGCTGGGTCTGGAACAACAGACGGCCAGTCAAAGTATATTAACGGACCATTCCAAGAAATTATTAACATTGGTGAAGAACCATTCAATACAGGTACACCTGTAAGTGACATTAGTTTTACAACAAGACGTTTAGTTAATGACGATGATCCAAGTGATGTATCACTGCCAGATAGACCAACAGCATACTTTGATATGCAGATTAACAATGAAGTTATTGTTAACGATGATGTAAATCCAACAGCGGCTGTTGTACAAAGCAAATTGAACATGAAAGAAGCAGATACTTTTGTAACTGCCGCAGATGATCAAATTGTAATTTCAGCACAAGAAGTTGTACAAGGATTTACATATGAAGTTGTCCTACAAGGCACTACAAACTTTGGAGCATTAGGCGCTGGCGCTAGTACACCAGGCACAGTATTTACAGCAAACGCAAGCAATCCAAACATTACTGGTGGCGGTACTGTTAAAAGAATACAAAGCAACATTGTTGTTAAAGATCTAGCAGACGATGACAGTTATGCAACTAACCAAGCAAAACTAGGTTTGTCAGCATTTGATGGTGCTAACTTTAAAGTTACTAGGGGACACGTTGGACTCAAAGACAACGGTATACCTAAATCAAAACTAGAGCAAATTGCTGCAGACACTGTATTAGGTAACTCAACAGGTGCAGAAGCAAACGTTGCAGAAGTTGCATTTACTACAGTAGTTGATGAAGGTCAAGGTATACAACACACTGACTTTGCAACAACGCAAGCAACAGGTGTAATGACTAGAACACTTGAAACAGCAGGCTCTGAAACTTACCTAGTAGTTAATGCTACTACAACTGGTGAAGCTAATAGTTTTGTAAAAACAAATGGCGCAGGTGTAATTGATGCACAAGGCTATGCTCTAAACAACAATAGTGTACTAACACAAATTGGTGCTGGCGCAAGTGGCGTACTTACAATTACTTCTATACAGGGCGGTAAGAGTATACAAGCAACAGGTGGTGACTCAACTACTCCAGCATATACAACTGTATTTGGTAATTTAAATATAGGTGATCTTAAAGATCCAGACGGTGCTGATGCAGATAATGATCCAGATATCTTTGATCGAAGTGAGTTACATGCGGCGGCTGACGCAGCATTTGATACAGCGAACGGTACAACTGGAACAATAACACCATTTGCGGCTTCACAGTGGACATACACAAACTTCATTGAAGCACAAAACGAAAAAGGTGATACGTCAGCAGGTATTGCAATTGGCGCATACAGTGGTAAAGCATCAGCAGGTAAAGTTGGTATTGTTGTGTCAAACGGAACTACACAAAAAGTTATTACTTTTGGTATGTTTGATTCTACTGGTGATGGTAATGAGGACACACTTGCAATTATACCAGATGATGACAATACTACTGATATTGGTGGTTCAAACCTAAGATTTAAAACTGGTTATTTTGAAAACATGAATGTTGATGCAAGTATAACATCAGCAGGTATTACAGCAGGTAATATTAAAGTAGGTGAAACTAGTGATAATGAAATTGACACTACATCAGGTAATTTAACTATTGATTCAGAAGGTGGTACTGTTACTATTGATGATATACTAAGTGTATCAGGTACGGCATCTTTTAGTAGTACACTAACAGTAACATCAACAACAACACTCAACGGTGCTGTTAGCTTAGGTGATGCCACAGGTGATGATATTAGTATAAACGGTTATGTTAATACAGATATTATACCAAAAGATGCTACTAAAGATTTAGGTGATGCAACAAGAACTTTTGCTAAAACATTTACAAGAGAACTAACAACAGGAGCTTCAGGAACAACAGGTACTATTACAGGTGACTGGAGTCTGTCAAGTGGTTCTAAATTACAATCAACCTACGCTGACTTGGCTGAGATGTATTCAGCAGACACAGAGTATGAAGTTGGTACTGTATTAGTGTTTGGCGGTGATGCAGAAGTTACTACAACTGACGCTAAAGGCGATCATAGAGTTGCTGGTGTTGTAAGTGCTGAGCCAGCGTTTGTTATGAATCAAGACTGTCCGGGCATTGCAACATGTATTGCATTACAAGGTCGAGTTCCTGTTAAAGTAATTGGTAAAGTACAAAAAGGCGATATGCTTGTTTCAAGTGCTATACCAGGTTATGCTATTGTTAATAACACACCAAGTGTTGGTACTGTTATTGGTAAGGCAGTTGGTACTAAAGAAGATGATGCTAAAGGTATTGTTGAAGTAGTAGTGGGCAGAGTATAATGGCCGAAAGTAAAAGCACAAAAGGTAAAAGTTCTACAGATGAAAATGGAAAACGATTAACAGTAGTCGCCAATCGTGGACCAAGGTTACAAGTAAAAATCAACGGTGATCCAAAAGATACAGCCGCTGAAGCACTTAAAAAAATTAGGCGATAAATATAGTAAATAGGATGACATAATGGCCAACAGATTTCCACTAGTAGTAGACACAACAGCAGGTAACCAGTTTAGAGAATTACCAGATGGTGATAATCTACTACTTACAAACAGTAGCATTGTAAATGCTCTTGATATACAAGCATTAGGAACAGTTACAGCATCGCAACTGGTTGTAGACGGCACTGTATTTAGAAATGACTACAACGACTTACAGAATAAACCTACTATTCCAACTTCGATATTACAGTTAGGAATAGGTGACGGTACAAACGGTCAGTTTCTAACAACAAACGGTGCTGGCACAATAAGTTTTCAAAACATTCCTGTACAAGATCCTACACTAGGTGGTGAATTATCCGGAACAGCAAGTAATGCTACAATTAATGCAAACTCAATTGGTATTGCACATTTAGATGTAGATGACGGAACTATTGGTCAAGTTCTTGCTACAGACGGTTCAGGTAACTTACAGTTTATTGATATGACAGGTGGTGGCGGAGGTGGAGGCGGTGCTTCTAACTTCTTAGAGCTATCAGGGCAAATTGGATTATCACAAATTGATGACGACTTTATTACTCCAGTAAAACTTAAAGACAACGGTCAAATACCTACAGCAGGACAATATCTAACTGTAGCCGCTGGTGGTGATTTTGAATACTTAGATATTCCTACAACTAACCCACAATGGGACGATGTACAAAACAAGCCAAACATTCCTGCAACACTTACTGATTTAGGAATTGTAGAAGGTAGCGATGGCGATATTCTAAAAACAGACGGTGCAGGTAATTATACATTTACAGCATTTGATAGTATTGAAAACATTGAATTTAGTGGTACAACAATTAGAACTGTACCGGACAATAGTAATTTAAGTATTGATCCTAAAGGCAACGGCTATCTTAGTATAGTAGGTACAAACGCTGTTGTATTACCAGCAGGTGATACATCACAAAGAACACCAAACGTTGCAGGTGCTATGCGTTTGAACACCCAACTAGGAATATTTGAAGGTTACGATGGTAGTAACTGGAACGGATTAGGTGGTGTAAGATCAGTAGACGGATTAACATATGTTAGTGCTGAAACAACACCGGGCGCAAGTGACGACACAATTACTTTTGTTACTAATGGACAAACAAGTGCATCACTTACAGAAACTAAACTAGAATTAAATCAAGCGGTTGGCGTAAAAATTAAGAGTACACAAACTGCTGTAGACTTTGAAACAGGTGCATTAAGTGTAGACGGTGGTGTAAGCATCAAAGGCAACTTGATTGTTAGTGGTGCTGTTACTGTAAACGAAGAATTCAACACAAGTGTTAAAGTTGAAGGTACAACATTAAGTGCCACACAAACAAATCAGTTTTCAATAGCACCAGCAGAAATAGACTTCTTTGCAACTTCGATGAAGGTAAGAGTATTTGGTGCAAGTGCTGACAATATTGATCAAGATCAAACAAACTTAGGTGTACAAGTAAACAGAGTAGGATTTGGTACTCCAGACGGAAGTGGCAATGAAGTTACATTTAGTTACCGTGTTGCACAGATGGATCAAGTGTCAGGTAAGATTAGTGCTGTTACAGCGGCGGCTGATATTACTATTGAACCAGAAGAAATTACAGATTTTAACAACAACAAAAATATTCAAGTAGTAGTAAGCAGAGCATCAAGTTCACATAACGTATTAATATATAGAAAAGTTGGTTCTGAAGTTGATTATACATTACATAGTATATTAGGTCCAAAAGAACTTGGCGTTGCACTAAGCAACATTGTATTCACCGACTACTATGACTTTGACGTTACTCCTTGGAGTAAAAGAACTAACCAAGGATTATTTACTTCAGATAGTGGACTAGTACATGTTCCGTTAGTAGCACCAGGTAGTCCAATACTAGGTTGGGTTGATACTGAGATTACAAATGTTAATTCTGAAACAAATACACTTACAGTAGCAAGTCAATATTATGCAACATCAAGTACAATTGAAGTTGTTGTTGACGATACTGTTGCTGTACAAACAGCAATTGATGCGGCTAAGGCACAGAATAGAAATAGCCTAAGTTTAGAAAACAGAACTTACTTTATTAAAAGACTAGAGCTACCAGATGGATTTACATTAAAAGGTAGCGGTGATCAAACAAGAATTATCAAACAGTATTGGTCAACAGAACAAGCAATTGGCGACAATGCTATTATAAGACCAAAGTCAGGATATGCAAGTTATAGTAACATTACAATTAGAGATTTACGTATAGACGGCAACGCACAGAATCAATATTTAACAAGTGATACAACTAATGACTATTTAAACTATGCTGTATATTTGTATGGTAACGATTTACTATTTGAAAATATAGAATTAGATAATGTTGTAGGCGGCGGTATTTACGCATACGAATCAAGTATTACAGAAAATCTTACTGTACTAAACAGTGAAATTACAGGCGGTGGCTTAACTTACTCGTTTGACTGGTATCCATTGTTTGCAGATGAGTGTAGATCAATTAAAGTTGCACACAATACATTTAGAAATTTCCCAGGACCAGTACGTATTAGTGCTGTACAAAAAGGAATAGTATCTCCAAATATTGTTGACAACTGTGGTGAAGGTATCTTTGCATACGGCGCAACGAAGATTATATTAACACCAAACGTACTACTAGGACCTGCAGGTGAGTTTATTGCTAATCCAGATGTACTTAATTCAGAATACGACAGTATAAACATACTACTTGAAAACGGTATTGACTTTAATAGTCCACAGTATGTATATCAAGAAAATGGTCAGTTCTTTGACTTCACAGCAAACCAAGGACGTTTAACTGGATTAATTAACGAGCTTACTAAGATAAACAATGTTGAAGAACTAAGTACAGATTATTCAGAAACACTTGCTGGTGAATCATACATACAGTTTACAAATGGCGGCGATGTAAACGGCAACTTTGCATTCCGCATTGTAGCAACAAGAGTAAATGGCTTACTTAGTAGAGCAAGTTATTCACAACTATTAAATTCTAATCCAAATACACAAGGACTAGTTTATAGAATTGTGGCAACAGAATACGTTCCACAAAAAACAATACAAGGAAACGGTAATCAGTTAGCAGGTAGTAATTATGAAGTACCTCTTACTGACGTAAGCGGACTAAACTTAGAGGATGTAGTAAGGTTAGTCGGACACAGTACAACTCCACCCACAGGCGGAGTTGATGGAACGATAAAAACAATAAATACGATAAGCAATACTATTGGTATTGATTTTGGAGACACATTTAGTGATATTACTGTAGTAGGTAATGGTGGCCAAGTAGCACTTCAAAACAATTTCGTAGTAGCCAAAGGGAAAATTAACTAATGTCAAGTTTAAACAATATTAATAACAATGCTTCGGTAGTAAACGTAGGTAGAACTACTCCAGTTACACCCGGCGCACAACCTGCATCCAACAGTATACCTGTTGTAGTTGCTACGGACCAAACGGCAATACCAGTCGTTGAACAAAACAAAATACAATCAGAAGTTGCACTTTCACTACTAGGTATACCTAGATCAGAAGTTGCACTAGGTATATTTGCTGACGTTAACACATACGATGTTAACCCAAGTGAGTGGTCAAGTGTTCCAGAAGATTATTCCGAAGTTGGAAGTACAGCAACACAATATTCAGGTGTTGGTGGACCGCAAGCATGGGGTATTTTACACTTACCTGAAGAGTCGGGCGCACAAGTTACAGCACCAGCAGATGAAACAGCGGTATTAACAAGTAAAAGATTTTTTAGATATCAACCAGGACGTGTTTCAGCAGCTACATTTGGTATTAAGAGTTCGTTTGCTTCAGGCAACGTAGTAGGTGCAGGACAAAGAGTTGCAACAAGAAACCCAGATGTTAAAAAGTATGGTATCTTTGATAAGTTTGACGGATACTATTGGGAAACAAGAGACACAGGACAAGGCGATCAGTTTGCTGTTGTAAGACGTACACAATCTATTATCAGAAAGAACCCTTTGCGATTTGGTAATAGTGCAGGACAGCAATTAGAAGATCACGCACTAGGTGGTAAAGCACCAGCTATTGCTGAAAGCACATTTAACCAGTATCCTACAGCAACAAAATATTTAATTGAAAACAAGTTTGATTTAATTGATAAGAGCGTAATTAGTAACACCGCAGTTAAATGTCAAAGAGACTTAGGTTACTTCTTAGAGTCTGTAGGTACAGACATTACATTAGGTACAAACTACGGATCAACATTCCAAGGTTTAGCAGAGTCTAACTCAAATGAATATCCGTTACCAACAAGTGTTACTACAGCAATTGATAACTCAGAAACACAAGTTAAAGCACTAGCAGGTGTAGATGCTACAGCAGACGCACTTGTTGATACATGGTACAACAACTTAAGAGCTGTTGCTGTTGACGCAAGCACAAGAGTTGATTATGCAAGTGCAACACAGGCAGAGCAAATTGCTTTCCTAAAGGCTGTTACATTTACAAATCCAACTAGTGGCGGTTCAGCAAGTAGAGAGGCTGTTAAAGACCAACTAGTTGCAAACAGAGATTTTATTGCGGCAGAGATTAATGCATGGGTAACAGATAACTATCCAAGTGCAAGTCATAACACAAACAAATGTACACGTGATGTATTGTTTGTACTAAACGCTGTAGCATATGATGTGCTATATGGCGGAAACAGTGCTACATACGATGCAGGTAGGTTCTTCTTTTACGATGGTTTTAGTAAGAGTGATCAAACAGCAGATTACATTACACAAACAGTAGCGGCATATGGCCGTTTAGTTGAAATCATTGATGACATTGTTAAAAATGTAACTATTAGTAAAACAACTGGTAACAGTGAAACACAAAGCACAGGCAATGGTGTAGCGGCACAAGCAGAAGCTGATGCGGCTGTTGCGTTTGCTACAATTATTAGAGATGTTATTGACGAAGGCGACATACTATTAAGTTTACCAGTTACAAGAACATTACCAGATACTTCATGGGGTGCAGCTTCAGCTGTTGCGGCACAGACTGCTATTACAGCAGCTACACAAACTATTGTAGAAACAGTAGCACCTGTAACATTTACAGGCGATGATTTAAAATGTAAGAGAGATTTAGAATTTGCACTAGATGCTTACATCAACGATTTACGTTGGGGCGGCAATGGCCATATTATAGCAAATGCGGCAACTTACGACACAGCAATATTAACAGATGCAGAGCGTGAGGGCGAAACACACTATTTCTTTAGAAATAAACTACGTGAAACACTAGCAGGCATTAACGAAACAGGTGCTAGAACAAAATTAGGCGACCTTGCTAAGTTCCAAATACAAGCGGTTACAGCAAACGGTACAGGAGCATATCCTGCACAGCCAGGACCAGACGGAACTACAGGTTCAATTACAGATGCACAGATTGCATCTGCAGCATACGGACAACGTAGTAAAGTAGAAACAATCTTTAGTGTGTATGCATTGTATTACGGTTATCTAGTTAGCCAAAGTTTAAATTATGATACAGTAACAGAATTACCAGACGGTGCTAGCCAAGCAGACTTTGAAAGAGTACTTAAATTTAAATGTATTAGAGACGTTAAGTATGTAATGAATGGTTACGGTAGTGACTTACAGTTTGGCGGCAACGCAGCTACAACATACAACGCATTTAAATACTATAGCGATGGTGCATTAAAAGTTTACTCACAAACAAGCGGTGGAGTTGTTGCAGAGATTGCTAGACACCAATTCTTAAAAGACCTGCTTACATCAAATAGTTTAGTTAATGTTGAAAGAACAGACTCACAGGTTGTACAGATTAAGAGTATGACAACAAGATTTGCTTTATCAACAACACAAAGAGATAAACTACTTACACTAACAGATACTATCATTAATAACTTTACAACTGAATATAATGGCTCTGTTGATTACGGACAAGCAGGACAGTTTGGCGACTTAGTAATTTTACGTGATGGATTGATTATGGTACATGCAGGTGTATACGATCCAACACTACTTAAGAAGCGTGTTAAAACACCAGCACAGATTGACACAACAAATAATACATTGACACTTGCAGAAGGAAGTGTTATAATAGGACAGTATGTAAACTACTATGGCGATTGTCCAGAACTTACAGATGGTAAAACATACTTTGTAAGTGAAGTACAAGGTCCTAAGGGTAATACAATTACACTAATGGACCCTACTGTTGCTGACTTTGATCAGTTTGATGTAACACCAAGTAACAATGTACCAATTACACTTACAGGTGCAGGAACTAATCACTTTATTGAAACACCAGTACCATTTATTCATCCACTAGAATACGCAAAGTCATTTGGACTTGCAGGTGTTGAAGAACGTTACGATGGCATGTTCCCATACATGTACACATCATCTGGTACGTTACCAGCAGATCCAGCAGACGTAACTATAGGATATATTGATACAGCAATCGACACAAGTATTGATGCGGCATCATTAAGAACACAAATAGATAACTTAAACTTCAAGTATAAAACTTGGGTAAGAGATCATGTTGATCCAACATACTATTCAGTATATGAATACAGAGTTGGTAGAACTAGATTCTCAGGAGATGCGTTAGACGGAAAAACACGTAACAGTGTTTACAGTGATAACGTATTAGATAAAAAAGCAGGTGAACTATTCTTAGGCACAGGCGTATCAGCACAGGAACAAACATCAGTTTGGGATATGGACTTTAGTAAGGTGACCATGCTTAAAGTTGAATTTAGTTGGTATGGTGCTGTTGGTGCATTGTTCCTAGCGTATGTTCCAGTAGACAATGGCGAAGCACGTTGGGTAAGAGTACACCATTTACGTTGTTCAAACCAGTTGAAGATATCTTCATTAGGTAATGCTACACTTCCAATTACATATCTAGTATACGGCGGCGGTAGTGAATCACGCTTTGGTGTTCCAAATGCTAATAGGTTACAAAACCCATATGGTAGTTATTCAGAAAGCCTTGTTAAGTATGGTGCTTCTTACTACATTGATGGTGGTGACCGTGGTACAGTTAGACTGTTTAACCATAGTTCAGAAACACCTACAGACATTAATGGTTCAAAGTACAAATTAGGTGTTACTAATACTAATGCTGCAGATCCTGTTGCTCCGTACTTTACAGTAACTGACTTAGACCCTGACACACAAGGCTTTGATGCACCAGCGGCTAGTACATACTACATGAACGCAAGAATAATTACAGGTAACTCACAAGACCAAAACGTAAAAGTTATTTGGGTAGATGGCAATGATTTATATCTTAATAAACCAGTAAGCCAAGTATCAACATTAAATGTAATTGTAGATAGACCAGCACTTGTATATGGATTAAAAACAAAAGACAACATTACATCAGGTAATGGTGACGATGTTAGAAACAGAGTACAGGTATACCCAACACGTTTAAGTGTAGGTAGTGATGCTTCAAGTAACGCTAAAGTTACACTGATTAAAACACCTCTGTTCCAGACAACACTAGGAACAACAGGCAGTTTTGCAATTAATGCAGGTGTAGATGTAAATCAACAATACTTACTATCTACAACAAACACAAATTATCTTTCACAAAATGGAGACTTTACTTACGGTTACTTCCGTGCAAGTTTAAATGGCTCAGAAACACTTATAAGTGTATTGGGAAGATTAGAGAAAGCAAATGACAATTACTATTTTTATCCATCAGAGATATACAATGGTACATTAGAACTTGCTTCGGGCGCAGCATTCTTAAAAGAGGGTGTATATGATCCAAACGGAAATGTACTTACTTCAAGTGAAACAACGTTTGAGAAGGAACGTTTAAGTTCAGTTGAAGTTGCACTAAGAGCGCAAACTCCAATACCTGGAACAGGTACTGAACTAGCAAGTTATTACGTTGCACCGGGTGCTGAAGAATTTGACTTAGCAACTTATTTCGACTATAACAAAGAGTATATAAGTTACCCACTTACAGATCAGCTAGAGACTCTATTCTTAGCAACATTTAGTAATAATACTAATAGCAATACACCTTTAGTTTCGTTGAGTGCGAGCTTGACATGGGAGGAGCAATAATAAATGCCTCAAATCAAAATAGGTTTCGACAGAATACCTATACCAACATCGAAGAATTTTGTACCTCTATATGACATTGTAAAAGGTGTTCCGCTAAGAGATTCAAATGGACAAATTATTGTTACGGAAGATGAAGGTCCGGTAGAAGCCCTTTCCAAAGCAGAAAACAGTACCAGTGTTGTTGTAAACAACAAAGTAGTTGATAACACACAACTAGACATTGTAGAACAGTTTGCTGAAACATCTCAGGTTAGTACAACACTACTAGGTATACCTAGAGCAGAAGTACAACTTAGTTTGTTCAGTGACGTAAGTACATATGGTATTAACCAAGAAGAATGGGAGTTCTATCAATACAACGGAGTATTTGGTAGACCAGCAGGTTGGTACAACAGACGCAATAGAACATTTGGTAATCATTTCTATACTAGACTAGTTGAAGAAACAAATGAGCAAGCACTTGTTGTTGAGAGCTTTCCAGTAGCATTTACTTTTCCTCCAGGACCAAACTACATAAGCGGCGGATATAATCCTGCGGTGTTTGCTAGATTCTTAGCATTCATTGATTTAGGTAATGACTTATATACAACATACATAGGCACTAATGAAGTTTTTGCAAAAGCAAATTTCTTAGATCCAGCGTTATGTTTTACACAGGATGGCGATGTTGAATATCCAGATGATGAGCAACTTGGATATGATAAGATTGAAAATTGGTGTCAAGCATGGATGAGTATGCGTGATGGTCTTTTGCTAGACCCTAACACTAATATACCTATTAGATTTCCTACAGGATACGATGCAACAAACACAAGACCAGGTGCAAGTGATACAGCAAACTACTTTGGGTTACTACAAAGCAAGAAAGCATATAGATATCAACCAGGACGTATTAGCGGATTTACATTTGGTTTTAGAGCAAGTAGAGACGAAGCAAGTATTGACAACATTATTGAATGGGGTATAGGTAATCCTACAGACGAATATGTTTTCCAAATTAGAGGTCCACAGTTTAATATTGTACGTAGAAGTACAGTTAGATTGCCTAACGAAGTATTACAACGTATGGGCTTTAATAATACATCACAAGAAACTGTAACAAGTAGAGAACCATTTAATGACAGTGAATTTTCTGAGTTAGTAATAACAAGAGACTTTTTCAACGGAGATCCGTTAGATGGTAATGGTAGATCAGGATACTTATTAGATCCTACTAAAGTTACTATGTATAAAATTGAATTTGGTTGGTACGGTGCTATTGGTGCTAAGTTTTATGCTTACATACCAACAGACACAGGCGATGCACGTTGGGTGTTAATGCACACACTAACTATTGAAAACCAATTAGGCGAACCTTGTTTACAAGATCCGTATTTTAAATTTAGATACCTACAAGATATTAGAAACACAAGTAACATTAGAGAACCACAATACCTTTATAAGTATGGTGCTTCGTGTTATATTGACGGTGGCGATAATAGTGCAGGCAAGTACTACTCATATACAAGTGATGACAAAGTAGTTAACAACGCAAGACAAACAAGTGTTGCAGGCATATATCCTAAACGTGAAATTAAAAACAGCGATGGGTTTGCTAAACCTAATAAGAAAAATGTTTATCCTGTAGATTTAAAAATAGACTGTGATCAACTTACAGAAGTACAGGTAGTTGAAATAGACGGCTGTCCTGCATTTGGACATCACTATGCACCAAGTTTGCACAGTAATATAAATGGTGTTGTAAGAAGTATAAACATTAATGGTGCAGGTAATGAAATAACAACAAACCCGCAACCACAAGTTAACATAACTAATATTAGTCAAGCAAGTTGTGGTATTGTAACTACAGATGTTGCACACGGATATTTTACAGGACAAAAAGTTACAATAGAAAATGTTGTAGGCATGACAGAAGTTAACCTACAAACATATTATATTGAAGTGTTAAGCGATACAGAATTTGCTTTATACAGCAATCCTGAATACGATGCAGAAGTAGATACAAGTGGCTTTGCTGCATATGTAAGTGGCGGAACATCAGATGGTGATCCAATATTTAGAGTAAATGACGATGATAGTAAACTTATTGTACCAGGTATTAATAGTTGTTATGCCGCAAGAACAAGCGAAAGTACAGCAAACATTGAACGTATTGGGTTTGACGAGTTATATGAAAAGAGTGCTACAGGTACTATTGATACACAAGTTATTTTAAATGGACAATTAGTTGACCGTAGTACAGTAGATACTTCCGCTGTACGTTTTACAAGTTATTATGATTCTATTGCAGGTAGTGTATATCCTATCACTGGTGACGGATTTGATTGTAACTATTTAAATCCTGTTGCAACAGAAGGCACACAGTTTTGTGAATTTATTATAGGTGTAACTGAAAACAAACCAATTATAGCAACACGTAATAATGCACAAGGCACACCTATAAATGAAATTAAGTTTTTACAAAGTGACGGTGTTACTGAAGTAGAACCAGACTTAGATAATATACTATATGCCGAATTTACACACAGTAGTTTATATAGAGATAGAGACGGCTACGAACAAAGCGAAGGCGATTCACCGCTTGGTATAAAATATGATATTGATTATAGATTGCCTCGTCCTGCAGGAACTGATAGCGGCACATGCTCAGGCATTAATGTTTCTATTGAAGATAGATTAGAATTTACAGTTACTTATAGTGCAACTGATCCTGTAAGTGGACTTTCAAATAACGTTGTTATATTTGACGCTGAACCAAGCGAACTAATAAACGGCTTTAATCTTGTTGGTGGAGAGTTTGGTGACGGAGATACAGCAAGTGGCATTAGATTTACTAGCGGCTTAAAATCATATATTGACAGTAACAACGATGAAAAGTATTATGCAGATATAGACGGTGCTCCTAGTAGTGCAGCATTTACTCTTAAATTAAGTCCTGTAAGAATTAAAGATAAAACGATTACAGGTGATCCGTTAAAAGGTGTTAACAAAGTACAAATATTCAGTTTCCAACCTAAACCATTATATCTAGTTGTGTTTATGCGTGACAATGCTAAAATGAACAACGTAACTATTACAGAATATATTAATGGAACAACTAGAGCGTTTTGTCCAGAGTGGGTAACAAACAGCGGTATTGACGTTGTGTTCTCCGGAGGTGCAAGTTCAGGAGTACCTGCAGCTAATTACTTAGAGAAAGAAAGATTAGCAAGTACAAGTGTTGATGTACAAAACTCGCAACCATTGCGTCCAGGTAAACTAAAAGATACTTTATATGTTGCACCAAATAGAAATAATACTGTAGCATTAGATAGTGTGTACGGACCAGATAGGACAACTATTACTCCGGGAATATTAAATACAACAGCAACATTTATTACAGCAAGAAGTTTAGAAAATAATGATGTTAACTTAGTAAGTGCAAGTGTGACCACGAAGGAAGATTAATGGCAGATATAAAATTTGGTCTAAACGTAAACAGGAGTCTTGCAGACGTTGCAGATCCTGGGGCGGCCTTAGCAAACATAGGGATTAATATAAACGACCTTGATATTATTAGGGGCGCAGCTGGCGACTTGGGTATTACAGCAGATGATGTAAAAACACTAAGTGGTTTAGGTGTACCTGTACAAAATTATCTAGTTAAACTATATCAAGATACATTACAGTACTCAAGTATTATTGATGAAACAGCAGGCACAGATTCAGCACTAAAAGGTAACTTAATTGTTAACGGTGTACTAGGTGCTGGCGCAATCAAATATCAATACATTGACGAAGATGATACTACACTTAAATTTGCTGATATTAGTACAAGTCGTGTTAGTAGTTGGAGTAGTACAGATAGTCCTGCAACAGATACAAGTCCTATTTTTTACGGTAGTCAAATTGAAGTAGACGGACCAATTGAAACTAAAACACTTGAAATATTAAAACCTGCAGACTCAGTACGTTTTAGAAGTTCAGAAGTACCAACACACAAGATACAAGCAACCATTGGTGGACAAACTGTATACTTGTATGCTATGAAAGGCATACCTTTAGTTTTCGACGGCTTCTTTAGAAACTTAGACAGTGACCTAAGACTTGTAACAAGTGGCGCTGTAAGTTGGCGTGTTGTTAATAAACAATTTGATTACCTTACAAAAGAATATGAAAACGTAGGCGGTAGTAATACAACACGTAGTTTCTTAAGATATAGGGATACAGGAGCAGCACCTAAGGCTGTAGAAATATATCATAATCCAAACAACATACTTACACTACCATTAACAGGTATAGGTATGGAGGAACTACCTGCGGCTGCATTAGAAAACTGTCAAAATTTATTTGTTAATAACAACATTTTAAAAACATTCCCTGACTTTAATCAATTTGTTCCTAACGTAAGAGTACTAGATGTAAGAGAAAATAATTTTACACTAGGTGATGATCCTGATTTACGTAAGTTTAATTCTAACGTACTTGCAAGAATACCGTCATCTGTTAGAGAAATAAGAATGGGTAATACGTTCAACGGAAGTATTACAGCAGACTTAACAACACTTACAAACTTACTAACACTAAATTTAAATGGCCATAACAGAGGTGGCGCATTTAATTACTATGATCAAGATGGTGAAGATCCTACAGGTTCATGTCCTGAGGTTGCTAACTCATGTCAGAACTATTTCATTTATAGAAACAGTTTTAATACTGTTCCACAAAGTGTAAAAGACTTACCAGATCTTAGACAAATTAATTTATATAGTAATACTATTAATGATGATAACATGCAATTTGCAAGTAGCGTAATTAACTATATAAACATAGGTGGTAATCCAGGTATTAACATTCCTAACTTATCAAATAAAAATTCATTAGATAGATTCTATGCTCACTATAATAGTGCAGCAAGTGTACCTGCAGATAGAAACTTGTTTACTACAACGTCAGGTGCATACAAATTTGCAAACTGTGGTAACCTAAGATTAATTTATTGTTACGGTAGTGCATACACAGGACCTATACCAAAATTTGCAGGTAATCCAAACTTGTATTATTTCCAAGGACAATACACAGCACTAAGTGGTGGACGTTCAGACACAGAACAAGATTATGTATTATACGATGATGTGTTTGATGATTGTGCAGATGCTATGCGTTACTTCCAAGTAGCAAGTAGTAGTTTGTTAAATGCGCCAATGCACCCAGACTGTTTTGAAAAACCAACAGGCATGATTGGTATTGTGTTTAGAAGTTTTAATGCAGGTGTTAGTGGTGCGTTCCCAAGTTTAAATACAATGCAGAACTTGCGTTATATTGTTATGCTACAAAATAACTTTACAGGACCGTTGCCAAACTTCTTTAATAACCCAAGACTATATTACTGTCATTTATATGGTAACTCATTTAGTGGTGCTATACCTGTAATACAAAGTAATGCATTACAATATTTTTATGTACATAGTAATCAGCTAACTAGTTTTGGCGGATTAGAAACACCAAACTTAAGAAGATTGTTTATAAGTTATAATCTAATTACTGGTGCTATTCCTGATATGAATAACCTAACATTATGTTATGATTTTTATATGAATAACAATAACTTTACTGACTACACAGAAGGCGCACTAGTAGCATGTAGATCATTATACAGAATTGATATTAGTAACAATCCAAACTTACCAGCGGGTGCGGTAAATAATATTGTAGCAGACCTTGTTGCTAACTACGAAAATAATCCACGTGGTGGTATTAGCGTAAACTTAGCAAACACATCAACACCTACGGGTGATGCTGTAGAACAAATTGAGTTCTTAAGGTCCAAAGGTTGGAACATGAGGTTATAAAATGGCAACATCAGCAGTACAAGGATTTTTAAAATCCGCAAACTTATTAGAAAACACACAGGATAGACAGTTACTTAATAACTTAGGTGAAGCACCTATTGCTGATGATATTAGTTTGTTTATTAACAACAGCCAAAACGTATCAAGGTTAGAAATTGCAGATAACGAGTATAACTTTATTACAGGACTTGTAACATTAGTAAACAGTACAGCAGAACAGCAGGCCGCAAGAAGTGCTGTTTTTACAAACGGTGATCCTGTTAGGATACTATATGTAAATGAAGAAATATTACAAGATGATTTATTTGTTACACAAAGTAACGGTGAAACAACTTTTGGGTTTGCAAGTGATGTAGAAGGCGATAGTCAATATACATTTGATCCACCTGCAGAAGGATTTATTGTACAACGTTCTGATGCTGTAATATTAAACAACTTAACATTCTTAGGTAAAGTAGAAGATACAGCAGGATTTAGTAGTGGGCTTGATGCAGGAGGTTCAGCTGAAGCTCAAGAAGGTGAATCTGGTATCGATGTAGAAGACACATATGCTAATCAGTTTTTAGAAATATATCAATATTTAGATATTTCAAAATATCAAGCAAACAAAAAGTTTGTAAGTGACAAAAATGTTGCAACTGATGATGACTTTAGAATGGAAGGTTCTTTTAGTATTAACGACCCTGCTGATATGATTATTACTGAAGGCGTTAATTTAAACAGTCCAGGATTGTATATTACAAATCCTGCAAGTCCATTAACAAATATTCAACGTATTAGAGCATTTAGTGATACATCAAATCCTTGGGAAGTTGTAGGCACAGGTGTTAACACAAAATTAACAACACAAGCTGCTTCAGCACAAACTGGTGATTTAAAACTTAACAATGGTATACTAATAGACGGTATAACACCAATCGTAGAAAGTGGAAACGTAAACAACGTTTCTTTCACTCACAAAGCAAAAGTTAAAATAGACGGTATTGATTACTTTTTATGTTTAACTAGTTGATGCTAGTACTTTATACACTGTTCCTTTAAACGTAATAGGTATTGTCCTATCATACGCTAATGCGTCTCCTAAACTAAGCTCTGTTGCCGTTGTATTTTCCGCTACAAAGTCTCTTACTTTAAGTATAGCACTTGCGTTGGTCATTTGAAGCCCAACAGTAGCACCTGTGCCGTCTGTTGTTCTAAGACCGTCTAAGGTGCCCACAAATGGTGGTGCTGTGTTTAATGGTATAACACATGCTTCTTTGTCTTGAGTTGTGTCTGAAGGACAAATAACAACTGTAGTACCAGCAACCATATCGTCGCCTGCTTGTACAGGCTTGTTTAATGTAACTGTATTGTTGACTGGATCAATAGCAATAATTTTTGTTAGTGTAGTATTATCAGTAGGATCAATTTCTTCTGTATACGGTCTACTTTGAAATATATTGTTTAATCCAAAACCATCTACATTGTTAAGTGTAAGTACTGTATCGCCAGGTACTGCTGTAACAGCAATTTCTTTACCTATAGTTCCTATACAAAAATTATTAAGACTGTTATTTCTTAAACCTTTATCACTATAAAAGAATACTTGTTCTAGTCCAGTTAACCCTAATGCAATGTTTGTAGTAAATTCTCTAATGTTTACAATACTTGTAACTCGTATGTAATCTGAGCCACCAGGATTGTTTTCCGCTACAACAACTGTACCTACTTTAAGTCCTTCTGTTGACGTTATAGTAACACTTGTGCCAGTTGATGTGCCTGCTTGTACATCTAAAAATCCTCTGTGATCCATAAACTTAACAGGAACTGTTGCATCACTTGTTGCTGTAGAATTGACAATAATTATATTGTTACGTGATAAATCTGATACTGTGGTACCTTTAACATACGCCGGTGTAATAACTTGGTTACCAATTTCAATGTTGTCCGTATATGGACTAGTTGATGTTGTACTTAATATGTTACTATCTTGATCAAACGATACTGTATACTCTGCACGTAACGCATTAGAATATCTTCTTGGAGGACTGTATGTTACAGTAAGTGGACTTATACTTAAAAATCTTGCATACTGTGTACTAAAGTTAACATCTGTTGGTCCTATTTCTCCGCCGCCTGTTAACAGTCTATTATCATAAAATCCTTTAAAACTATCTTCTTCAAACTCATCTGGCACTTGTTGATACAAATACCAATATGGCCAGTCGCCACTATCTTTAATGTTTGTAGATAAGTTACAATCTATGTACTTGTTAAAGTAATTCCTAGTAGGATCACTATACCAATATGTTAAACGTATTTCAATAGGAACATATTTTTCTAAATTAGATTCTGTATGAGAAAATCTAAATGAGTCAGTACCAATTTTGTTTCTAATACTGTAAGTAAGTTTTGCACCAAGAGGAACTGTAATTGCTTGGTTAAGCGTAATAGTTGTATTGCTAGTGCCGTCTACTAAAAGTCCAGAACTAATTTCTGCTGAAAGTATTGCTACACCGTTCTCATCTTCTGCGGCAATAACTTCATCGCCTATTATTACAGTACGAGCATCAAGTTCATCAACAGTAACACTTAGTTCATTATTCATTGCACTTAGGTGTTCTATTTGTCGATCTTCTGCAAATGTATTTTGTACAACTTGCAAGTCACCAAAACGGTCTGCTACTTCAAGCATTACTAAACCAGTAGTATCAAAACTAAATGTACTTGGACCACTAGCATCAGGTACATAAAACCCTTGCCATTGTATAAGTCCGTTTGCTCCACCTAGGGTGTCATCTAATTTATTACTAAATTCAAACACGCCATTGTTCCAAAATTGTTTTGTAACTACTGGTTCTTCGCCTGCTTGTATTATATTAGCACCTGTAGTATTTTTAGATAGGGTTTCGGTGATTTGTTCAGTATCAAAGAATCTTGCTACAAGACCATCTCCGCCGTTAAAAAATGGGGGATCATTAGTTGTAGCAATAATAGTGTCTAATTGATTTTTAACAGTAATAACTGGTGAAGCAATTCTGTCAACTAATTCACCATCTTCTAATACTGTATTTTTAACAGCAAGTCCCGCCATCAAACCAATATCTCTATTAGTAACTGTACTATTACTAATACCTTTAATAGCGTCTAAATCGCCGCCTGTAAATACTTTGTTATCAGAACCAACTACGAGGTTGTTTAGAACGTTATTGAGTGCCTGATCTTTTGATGTAAGATCTGCTAGATTTAAATCTCTACGTAGTCCTATGTTCTTAAATGAAGGTCTTGCCATATAATACTCCCTGTACAGTATTTATCAGCTTTGATAAATACAATATATAATAGGAAACTAACAAATGGCTGTAGAACTAGTAAACATAGGTAGAATTGCAAACGATGGTACAGGTGATGACCTACGTGAAGCATTTATCAAAATCAATAGGAGTTTAGAAGATTTAGACTTACGTATTGATGATAAAACTGAAGGTGTCAACTTAGGCACAGGTGCAGGCGTCTTTAAACAGCGCACAGGGTACAATTTAGAATATAAAAGTCTTGTAGGAAATAACGATATTATTGTTACAAACAATCCTACAGAGATTGCACTTAGCATAGATTCAGGCCTAGGAGCAAGACCTATTGTTGCTGATACTGGTACAGCAACTATACCAGCAAGAGGAACACTTAGATTACAAGGTGCAGGCGGAATCACAACTACAGCAGATGACGCAAATGGATCAGTAACTATTGCCGGTAATGCTACTTTAGAATCAGACACTAGTCCGTCATTATCAGCAAACCTTAATGCTAATGGATTTGCTATTACCAACGTAGGCACACTAATAGGTAATAATGTTCAAAGTCTTGTGTATGATGTTGATATCCGTACTATAAACGATTTATATATTAATTTAGACTTTGGCGATTTTGTAGTAAATGCAAATAACTTCGTTGACTTCTTTAAGGGATTAGTTGATGCTGATTACGGTACTCTAACTGGTCCAACAACAGTAAACACAGACGACGGGCTATTACCAACATTGTAAATTACGATAAATAGCTATGTAAGGATTTTTATATGGCAAGTATCTGGACACAACCAAACAACTACAAATTAAGAACACTTGTAGAAAGAGTGAAACTTGAGACAGGAGATTTTATTTTACCTGTGGACTCAAGCGCGACTATAACATTACTAGCAGGTGACTTACCTCCTGGACTAAGAATTGTGGGTACCGAAATAACTGGTACACCTTTTGAAGTTGAAATAACAAAAATATTTAAATTTGTTCTTAGAGCAAAAGTAGGAACTACTGTAGAAGATAGAACTTTTACAATAGATGTAACAGGACCAGATGAACCGCTTTGGATTACACGACCAGGGCTTTTGCCAATTGGCGCAAACGAAAACTTATTTGTTTTAGACAATCAAATTATTGACTATCAGTTCTTAGCAATTGATGCTGACACAGCTGCAGGTCAAACATTAGAATACTATATTGTTCCCGGGGAGGGCACCCTACCGCCAGGACTTACACTAACAAACACAGGTAGAATACAAGGTGTTGTAGAACCTTTGCTTGCATTAGATAAAGAAGCATCTAAAGGCGGATTTGACACAAGTCCATATGATGCTTACCCTAGCGATTTTTCAATTAAAGCAGATAGAGGATTTGACAGTTACTTTTATGACAATGTGCGTTACGATACACAATCAGATCCACAGATTCCAAAGAAACTAAATCGTTACTATGAATTTAAAGTAACTATAAATGACGGTGTAACAGAAGATCCACCTAAAAGAAAATTTAAGATATATGTTGTAGGTGATGATTTCCTAAGAGCAGACAACACTATTATGAAAGTTTCAAATGGTGTGTTTAAAGCAGACAATACAAACATACGTCAACCTAAATGGTTAACACCTGCAGACCTTGGATACAAAAAATCAAATAACAATGCTACTGTTTACTTAGATGTTTATACTAGTGATACATTACAAGGTAACTTGTTGTACAGTTTAGACGATACTAACAATGACAGTAGTGAAAGTATTTTACCACCAGGATTAAAACTAGATACTCTTAGTGGAGAACTAACTGGTACTATTCCTTACCAGCCGCAGAGTTTTAAAGACTACAAATTTACTGTACGTGCAACACGTTATACAAACGACTTAGACTATGCTGTAATTACAGGCACATTTTACGAAGACACACTATCAGGCAAACGATCATTTAAAGTGTACAAACTTCCACTTAATGTACAAGATGGTATAACACTTAATGACGGTATTGACGATCTAAATGATTTAAAAGATCAAAACATTACATTAAATGGCAGACCTTACAAAGTAGAGTCAGTAGATGGTTCAGATGACGACTTCGATATAATCACACTCACTGAAACACTACGACCATTCTTAAGTTTTACTCTGTCACAAAATAGTGAAACAAATAGTCAAAGTATATTTGTTGAAAAACTAAACAACTTTGAAAGACAACAATGGAAAGACAAACAACTTGTTTACGATAACCAAAGTAGTACACCAGAAACTTACACAATACAAAGTGTATATGGTTACAAGCGTTGGCAGATCGAAAGTGGAACAGGCGATATTTCTATCAACTTTGAAGCAGGAGGCACAACGGCATTACCGTTTGGGCAAAACGAAACGCTATCTCAGAGTGTGATAAGAATATTCGAGGGTACAGACTTACCTGTTTTTGTAGACGGGGGCGCAACAGCTGGAAGTATAACTTTCTGGGCTCCGGATAATGCACTTACAAAAGACGCAAGAATTAAAACTATCTTTACAGGTAGTGATTTAGTTTATACATTACTAGATGGTAATAAAGATCTAGTATACTTTGACAAACCATTAGAACCAGGCAGAACTTTTACTACAGGACAAACTGTTAGTCTTGCATTATATGGCGATGGATTCTTTGAGAAAGAATTAATTACATATGCAAATGCTGACGTAAACAATCCTAGTACACCTAAAACATTTACTATTAGAATACTAGGAGAAGTAGATAGCGAGATTGCATGGATTACACCTGCAGACTTAGGAAGCATTACAGCAAACTTCAATAGTACAAAGCGTGTAACAGCACAAACTAATGTTCCTGATACTAGACTAATATATACTATTGTGTCAGGACGCTTGCCAAACGGGCTTAGATTAGCTTACACAGGCGAAATAATAGGTAAAGTAACACAGTTTGGCACACTAGAAAATTTAGGACTAACAACATTTGATAATGCTGACTTTAGTTTAGACGGCGGCACTACATCAATAGATAGATCATATACTGTTAAAATTAAAGCAGAAGATAGATTTGGTTATAGTGCAATTGAAAGAGACTTTACAATTGATGTAATTGACCAAGACGATACACTTTACAGTAATTTGTATATTAGGCCAATGTTAGAGCCTACAATTAGAAAAGAGTTTAAACGTTTTGTAAGTAACCCGGATATATTTCCAACAGACTCTATATACAGAGCAAGTGATCCAAACTTTGGTATACAAACTAAAGTAAACATGTTAGCCTATGCAGGTATTGAAACTACAAATATTGACGAATATGTTGCGGCAACAGCAAAGAATCACAAACGTAGAAATTATAAAATAGGTGATGTAAGAACAGCCATTGCAAAAGAACCAGGTAGTAATGATATTGTATACGAAGTTGTATACTTAGAAATTATTGATCCTCGTGACAGCAAAAAAGGCAAAGTTGCAAATAACTTTATAGCACACCCGCAACCAGGAATAACAGCAGACAGTGTAGAGTACGAAGTTATTGATGATACAACAGCACAAGACAGTGGTTATGATGTTGCAAAAGTCGACGGACGTTTTAGAGATATAGACATTACACTTGATCAAGGTGAAGGATTTACAGTAGGTACACGTACAGGTGAAGTTATACAAAATATTGATAATGACGATATTGATGTTACACTTAGAGATGGTGTAACAGAAGTAAACGTTGATGTTGACCTAAGTGACTCAGAACCAATTAGACAACGTTTAAGAAAGAACAATGCAAACACTGTAAAAGCAGATACTGATGCTGTAATAATAAACAATGCAAACGAATTAAACATGTATATTAGTAACACAACTAACATGCGTGAGCAACTTGAAAAAATTGGCAAGAGCCAAAGACAATACTTACCGTTATGGATGCGTACAGGTCAAGACGGAAGTATTTCAGAATTAGACTATGTAACAGCAATACCTTTAGCATATTGTAAAGAAGGTAAAGCAAAACTAGTCCAACAAAATGTTAAAAATGCACTTGCAAATGGCGAGTTTGATTTCAAACAAATTAACTTTGATGTTGACAGATACATTGTAGATAGTGCAACAGGAATACAAGATGAAAGATATATTGTCTTTCCAAATTATATTTTTAATGTATAATACTAGATAAATAATATACCAGGAGAAAATAAATGGCCAGTAATATAGTAGATACAACAATTGACGAAACATATCCTGTCGCAGGTGTCGACAACGATAGTCAAGGATTTAGAGATAATTTTAATATTATCAAATCAAACTTTGTAGCGGCAAAAGCCGAACTTACAGAGTTACAAAGTAATGCGGTTCTTAAGAGTGCATTAACAGGTGAAACATTAGATAACGACTTTGGCGGTAATGAAGTTACAAATGCAGTGTTTAAAGATTGTGCAGAAGGCGTAAGTGCTAACGGTACTATTAACACACTACAGAACATAAGTTACTTAAATGGTGTATATCAAACAGGTACTGTTACAGGCGATCTTACACTTACTCTTGCTGATTGGCCAGCAGAAGGGTATGCTAGAATGGTTGTAGAACTAGCAAGTGATACTAGCGATACTAGAGCAATTACATTTAGCGGTGAAAACACAGCACAGTTTAAAAAGATAGCAAGCGACTCTTGGGCTTCTACTACTTCTACTAGTGTTGTTGCAACAGTTACACAGTCTAAAGAAATTTACGAATTTTGGACACACGATGGCGGAACAAACATCTATGCTAAAATTGTAGGAACGTTTATTTAATGTTTAATCCTTTAGTTGATGACTTCTCACTTCTATCAGATAGAGAAGTAGAAGAAAAACTATTTGATTTAAAAAGAAAATACTGGCAGACGCGAAACCCTTCCGTTCAAGAACAAATTTCAGTTATCATGAATATGTATTCAGAAGAAATGCATGTACGTAGTGCAAAGGCAATGCAAAAAACTAATGATGATTCGGAAAAAGGACTTGACAATCTGATTAATATCAGTTAAAATACTTGTATGCTTATGAAAACTGACGACTTAGGAATTCCACGATTCTCTAATAAGGATCTAATAGACATGATATACAGCGGCAACGCTGATAAGTGTCATGTTGTTCTATGTGAGCAATCGGACGATGTAGACAAGTTCAATGCCGCTATGGAAGAACAAGGCTTTAACAAACTCCAAAAGTATATCCCACTAGATGTAGATCAAAAGACTTTTGACGGTGTATGTCAAAGTGAATGGTTTATGCCTGATGAATACAAAGACATTAATGTATACA